AATCAGCCCCTTTATCCAGGTTATTATATTTTCGAACATATTTATTGCCCCCTGCGCTTCCAAATTCGTTCAGTTGCATAGCGTATAGCATCTATACAGTGGTCATTTCCATCAGGATACCCAGATATAACATTTCCGTCTTTGTCTCTTTCGTACTCATAATTGAGAAACTCCTCTGCTGAAACAGGACAGCGGGCGTTGTCAATTACAATTTCGCGTAACGACTGCAACCACTTAAATGAATACTCACGGCTCCCCGGACCTTTTTCGGCACCACGTGCGAGCCAGCCGAACGCTCTTAAATCATTTACGGATTTTTCTTCTGCACTGTCGCAAGTGATAAGATCATTGGTAGTCATGCCTTTATCCTTAAGCATTTTTGAAGTATTCTCATTACTGCATTTGACTGCAACATCCTCCATAAAAATATAAAGCCTGTGCTGTGCAGGCTCATAATTAACACGGACAAATGCTCGTGGGTCAGGAAACCAACCCCAGTCAATACCGTTCATTATGTGATCAAACTTATTAATCTCATCATCAGTAATTGCTCTTATAGTAACATTATCGAATACAGCTCCACCGGAACCATTCGCAACGCCCATATACTCGTTTTCATAAGCCGAAGAGTTAACTCCTTTGAGAAATTCAGCTTCATCCAAGAACGGCTTACCAAGCCACTGCTTTGGAACATCAAGATATGTGCTGTGAATTACAAGTCGGGTTTCTTTTGGTATCTTAATATACTTATTCGCCCAGTTATTCGACGATTTCGGAGGGTTGAAGCTCTTAAATATATAAGCAACATCACCGCCACGAATGACAGACTGCTCGATCTTTCTTACAGCTTCAGGACCTGCGAACTGGTCAAGTTCCTCAAACCAAGCTATTCCAATATATCCGAATGGCACTTTAATTGACTTAATCTTGCCTGGATCATCTGCCCCACGGAAATAAATTTTCTGTCCTGTTGATTTTTTTGTTATCTCAAGAGGACTCACCGTTGCGTGATATTCGTCAGAAAGCCCGAGTGCTTCAATGGCCCATAACATCTGAGTATAAACAGAAGTACGCAATGTATCAGCTACCTGACGCATTACGCACATATGCATTGTTGGATTATCTTCCAGCAAATCAATTATTTCAAGAGATATAAAACTTGATTTTGTTGAACCACGGCCACCAGGAAAAACATATTCGAGGTGCTCGCGGTTTTTTATATCGAATACAACGGATGAGAACGCTGGCGCAATCATTGTTGCAGGAATACCGTTGTACTTCTTTGCATTGTCGGAACTTGAATTATCGGAGTTTTTAATATCAACCTTCAGCTTCTCAATCCTAAGCTTCTGTTCTTCAGTGGCGAGGTCAGATTTAAGTAATTCGTCGTACTGCTTTATCATACTACGGAGCTCTGCCTGCGCCCTGGCTTGCGACTTCATGAAGTTTGACTGCTTATCCCACGCTTGCTGGACTTCCCATTCCTGAGAACAACCGGTCTCACTAAAACCTTGTTTAATCTGCGTTGTCGTCATGTCGTTTATGTCGCGAACATAGTTAATCTGCTGAGCTCTGACTATGGCAGCATAAGCAATCTGTATGTTGTCCCAAAGAATATCAATAGGATTCAATGACATAGTTTTTACTATATCAAGAGTTTCAGGAGGTAGATATTTTTCAAACAGTCCATGCTTGATGGCGTTTTTGTTTTGTGGAGGGCCAGAAGCGTTGTGATTACCAGGTTGACCGCCTTTTTTGCGTTTTGTAGCGTTACATTTTTCGTTTGTAGCGTTACAATCCCATTTATAACGTGACTTCCAGCCACGAACACTTCCTTCTGGTAGATTTAATTGATTAGCTATTTCAATTAATTTCATACCGGACAAATATAATTCTTTTGCTTTTGTTTTATTTTCGTCAGGCGCACGTGGCAATCATATCACCTCTCATTCGTGGTTTTGGTGTAATAAAAAACACCCACCGAAGTGAGTGCTCTTTGGTTAAGAGTTCCGCAGAACATCCTAACGCGTTCGGTTTGGTGCCCATAATAATATCGTCGCAGTTGTTACGGACACATCGCCGGGCTTTCACCGGCAATGCAAAATTTTAGGAGTTATGTAAAGTAGGGGATAAGCTTGGTTTAGGGAACGCGCCACCACACCATTGCGTAATGGCTTTATACGCTACTTTGGCGCTTTTTATAACTTCCCTATGATAACATTATAGCACTTCAATTCGTAACATTGGTAACATGTTTTTTTAGATATCTGCATATCATCATCTTAAGACTATCCGCGCTATTTCCTCCGCCAATATGTGCCGCAACATCATCCCACTTAAGCCCGTATTCAAACCGCAGTCTAATAATGTCCCGAATAAGAGGGTCCTCAACAGACTGAATATATGCTTCAAGTTTAATCTGTTCAGTATAAGCCTTTAAATAAGCTGTATGTAACTGTTGTTGATGCCTTTTTATAAGCCCCTCGACTTTAACTGAGTGTTTGCAGTACGGGAACTCTGGTGAAGATCCTGAAACGGTCTCAGTTACTATATCAGACTTTAATCGCTGTCGTAGTCGTTCCGCCTCGTTTTTAAGTGTTTTGTATCGTGAGAGTTCTTTTATGGTCAATAGTTATCCCTCCAATGCGTCCGAAAGTTTTAAAGCTTGATTCCGTTCTTCACGCTTAAGCCTGTCAAATCGGTCAAAAGCGTTTTCTTCCGGTTGCTTTTCTACCGGATTAAGTTCCTCGTTAAGCTCTTTTATAGTGCCTTTTTCACGATTAATCAGCTCTTTCAGTTTTGCTCTGTATTTTTCTACAATTGAAAGCTCTGGCGGTTTATTTAAACTGTTAAAATAATCAAGTCCGCAGTAATATGTTTCCTTGTCGATTTCTCCATATCCGTATAGGTCAATGAGTTCCTGTATTGTTTCGCAATTCAAAAAACCTTTCTTTTCTTGCTTAAGCTCTCGCTCTTGCTTTGCAACTAAAGCTTTCTTTGCGTAAGACTTCCAAAGCTTTTCAAGGTCTTTTAAAAACATTTCTGACAGCGCTATTTCTTCTTTTATTTCTTGAACTATAGCTTTATCCATTTTTAACAGCCTCCATTCCAAATTCATCTACCAAATATTCGTACTTATCACAATAATCCTTCGCAATACATTTCTTGCAATCTTCAAATTCCGGATATTCACATCTCCAGCCATTTTCTTTTACAAGAAATAATCTGTCATCTTGATTATCCCAATCCATTTCATACCTGCCATTATACATTTTATCTGCTCCGGGAAATCTGCTTACTTCGATATCTATAAAAGGCACATCACCACAGCAACCAGTGTTAAGGGCAAGCGATTTCGCTTTTCCTCTTGTTTCTGCAAATACAACTGTTGAGTAAAATTCGTCTTTTTCAGTAACTTTCCAAGCTTTCACTTACTTTCCCTCCATTTCTTTTAAAGCCTGTTCAGCTTCGGGAAGTGTGAGGAATACTGTTTTGCCAATTTGACATAATAATGAAAAATCAAATTTAGTTTCAATTATTTGTAGCACTAAATCCTTATGTTTTTTTGCAAACACGCACCCTATCTGATAAACCATTCGCCCATCTGCAAGTTTGTCTTTGTATTCTTGGAGTTCCTCTTTAAGCTGTTCAACCTCACTTTCAACATAGCACCAACTTTGTGGCGGTCTTGTTACTTGACATTCTTTGCAATATTTACAATTTGGTATTGCAAGACCTAAATTGCTATATCTGCATTCCCGGTTGTATTGCTTAAACTCCGATAACTCTTTCGGCTTGTCATAGATTTTTAAGTCTGAGATGTGCCAACCGTAAGCACACATTCCGTGAGTATAGTTCCAAAAATCATCTCTTGATAGACAAGTTTCATTGTTTATGTATTCTTTCTTGCTTTTATCAAACGGATATACGCTGTCGCAATCAACGGTTATTATATCATCACAAACAAACTCACCTATTACTTTGCCATTTGCGAATTTATAATCACTCTCTGCCATTTCCTTTGATGTCATAGTTCTTCCCACAATTGTTCCATTGTTTTGTTTATGTAAATCCCATTTGTTACAATTTGCATGAGGCGGACACAATGCGTCACCACCAACTGTGCAATATATGTAACACTTAAACGGTGTATCAATCTTTGGTCTTGTTTTCCTAACCTCAATAGTTTTCTTGCCATTTGCGATTAATTCGCACCATTTTGGCTGAATTGATATTAATACTGATTTCATTTTGTTACCTCCTCAACCTTTCCGTCCCTAAGCTCAAACACTTTCCCAATATTGTCTTTCCCGTATCGTTCAGATAGTTTGTTGCAAATCTCGCAGTTACCACGATTTTTATATGCGTCGGAAATAGCCTCCCCGAGCATACACACCATAG